ACGCGCGAGGGAGCGGTCCTCGTCGGTGTTGGTGGCCGGCAGGACTGCCGGGACCGGGCGTTGTGCCGTCAACTTGGCAACGACAGCCCGCTCGATGGACATCAATCCGTTGACCGTGACCTGTTTTCTCCATGACCGGCGCGGTATTGGGCGCACGTCTCTGGCGTCCCCATCAACCGCATACCACTGATTTCCCTTGATAAACGCGCTGTTGAGATACCAATCACGCGCCAATGGAGAGCGGGCCGACTCTGCACGCCGAAACTGCGAGTCTACATGCGCCGCAGGGTCTTCCCCGGTGCGTTCAAGTTCTCGTTTGAGCCTTTCGGCTCTCAGGTCTGCTGTCGCTTTGGGCATATCAATATGGGCTTAGAATTGGAGGTGGAGTCATCCACGGAAACCTTGGGTCCATCGACCCGGCGGCAGGCCCCTGCATTAGTCCTGGGTGGGGTGCAAATACTGTTGATGGTGTCGTTGCTACGCCGGCTCCCGGTGCGGGCTCCACAATGCCCTGTTGGAGAGACATGTGCGGCTGCTTTGGATCCCCCCACGACGACCCAAACTCGGCGGCATCATAGCTAACGCTTGGGCCAGAAAAGCTGGGGGTGGGCGGGAGCCCCGCCTGCATCCCGTAACCGCCAACGCTTGTCGCTCCAGACGGGATCAGGTTCTTTTGATGGTCTTCGTAAGCCTTGACCCCATACGGAAGGGTGGTGAATCCAGCCTGTAGTCCCTGGCCGACGTACCGCATGGCTTCCCTTGGGTCGTCTTGAAGGGCGGCGGTTCCAAACTGGGCGGCGGCGTGCCCTATGCCGGCACCAATACCAACGCCAGCGCCCGGCAACGCTATGCCACCAATAGCACCGCCAAGAATTGGAAGGCCGATCTGCATTCCCATCGCCAGATAGTCATCTGAGTCCATTTCTGGCTCTTTGATTTCTTGGGGCGGTATCTTTCTCCAAGCCATTGTCTCTCCTACATCCAACTCAGTGCTTTTATAACGTCCTCTTCAGTGTTGATGTCCTTAGCAATCGACCTCTTCAGTGGCGCCGAGACGCGGTCTGCCATCTGCATGACCTCGGTTGGGTCGTGCTTTGCTTTGAGTAGTCCAGACCTCAACGCATCCCGGTGCCTGCGGTCCTTCATATTGTAGACCATATCAACGCCATCGGCCCGCACCAAGACAACCCGGCTATTCTTGTAGTCGTAGACCGGAACAAAGGCCAGCTCGTTCTGCGCCGCCTGCCTACGAGCGGATATAACGATACTGAGCAGGGTGCCGTCGTAGTTGCTTCCCATTGTGGCGCGCTTCTGCATCTTTGGGATATCCATCACCCTGGCGTGCTCCTTTACCTTAGTCTTGGTTGGCTTTTTCTTGGCCCTCCCTTTCCGCAGCACCTTTGCAGAGCCCGCAAGACCAGCCTTTAGTGCGGCCTGGGTAGTTCCGGCACCACCAGCCCCTTTTGTTCGCGAGAGAAACGCCGACCTGGCCGACTCATCGATTGGAGCCATTGTCCGCGTCTGGCCAGGCGTCATTTGTAGGGCAGCCTGTAGGGCGGCCTGTGGTGCAGCCTGTGGCGCCGGCCTTTCGGCAGCCATTCCTCGCGGTGGAGAGGGAAGTGGCGACCCCCTCACCCCAGACTTATACCGACTCTCCGGCCCTGTGGTTGGCGTTCCCATCAGGGTTGGATTATATAGTTCACGATACCGCCCCTTTGCTTCCCGCTTGGCCAACCACCTGTCATACGCATCACCCATTCCCTGGTAAACCAATCCACTGGAGCCGAATGGGGCGCGACTCGCGGCCTCAGACCAGCCCATCTCTGGAGTAATGCCGTGCTTCTGGTAATATGGAGACGAAGGCATCCCGGCTGTATACCTCCGAATGAACTCTTGCTCTGTGTACGGGTTTTGGGGTTGTGGCATGTCAGTTCCTCTCCGAGTAAGCCTCTATGTCCCGCTCTTCTGGGTCAACAGAGAGGTCGCCGTCCCAGGTCCGACAGGGCTCCTCGTCTTCGGAGGCTACATATTCGGACAACGTCTTCGCAAGCGAAACCCTGGCGATTCGATCGAGCAACTCAGAGCGTTCGGCGGTAAACAGCGCAGCCTGCTCCTCAAGCGCCTTGCGCCCAAGATAGAAGTCAACAACCAGCAACACCGCAAGAACAATGTTGATTGCTAGATATTCCATGCTCTCTCAGAACAACCCAAGCGCCACCAACTCTTCGGTAATGCTGTCGGGCTCTTTTTCCAAGTCTTCAAAGACGTCAGACACTTTGGTCCACGCCGGCTCCGTTCGACTTTGGACCGGCTTTTGCTGCTCGTCAAGGTCAGAATCTTCATCGTCCAACAAACAGGCGATCATCATCGCGAATACATAGTCGTCGTGGTGGCCGTCTGCCGCCTCTGGCTTGTTCGTTCGCATCGAGTAGCAGAAGTGCCCAATCTCTTCGACAAGGTCAATGTCATGGACAACCAACTTCTTCGTTGAGCCGCGCATGTACTTGCGCGCTGCGCTGATCAACATGGGCCGGGACTTCGCCGTCGTCTCAAAGCCCAACTTGTTCCGAACGATTTTACCCTCAGCCTTGCTCCACTCTACAGACCTGTAAATACAGGGATATCCGAGTTTTCTAAGCTCTTTGATGGTGTGCCTGCCGTAGGTGTTGGACTCTGGGCAGGCGATGGCGTTGTTGTAAAAGCGTCCCAAGGCGTCGATCATAACCGCCAACTCATCCGGGTCGGGCCTGCCGATGTAAGACGCAACCTGCTCAATCATGTAGCCGCGCCTGGCCCAAACAACGATTGTGCTGAAGTCTTGTGCGCTGCCGCCAGAGCAAACGTCTGCCGTAACGATGTAGTGTGTCCCCTCTTCCGGCCCCAACCAGCCCCGAAACTGCCCCTCTCTGTGTTGGTGCTGGACGATCGCACCACCCTGGTCAACAAGGTCGAACATCTCTGGCTCATGGATGTGCCTTCTCTGCCCCTCAAGGTGCTTTGGAGAAAAGACCGGACGCCCCGAAGACAGAAAGCAAGAAACATCGTCGTCAGGATACTCCTGCGACATGCGCTCCTCGTCGCCGTCACACACGTTTCTATATGTATTGCCCCACCAGAGCCACTGGCCTGGGCTCAAATCAAACCTATCGATGCGGTCGGCGCTGTCCTCTACAAAACCACCCTCTTCTCTGGCGCTGCGCTTGCCGGACTCACGCCATTGCCGCCAAGCCTCCTCCTGCTCCGGCATCACCTCAATGTTATTGGTAGGAACATCGTGCCACGGCACAAACCAAGCCTTGTAGTCGCTTTTGCCCTGTTTTGCCCTCTGATACTCGTCGTAGAAGTAGCCGCCTCTGCCATTTGGGGTGGACTCAAAGATGACAATCTTCCAAGGGCCGAGCTTTACGGTCGACTTGACGCCTGTAACGAGGTCGCGCGCGGCCTGGTAGAAGCCGGGTTCGGAGAAATGGACGGCTTGAAGGGTCTTTGATCGGCCTTTCTTGTCCGCAACAGCCTTGGTTCCGGCGGTTGCAATCCGCACCGAAGAGCCATTTTTCCAAAACATGCCCAACTTTCGGGACGATCGGTCTTGGTCGGGACGTATATCGCCAGACATGTTGTCGTGCATGAACTGGTACTTGGAGAGTAGGGTGTCTGTAGAGTCCTCGTCGTGTGAAACCACCATCGCTTGGTAGTTGTCCATGAACGTACAGAGCCAGGTCACAAGCGCCGCGACCCAGGTCGAAAAGCCCGCCTCCTGGCGCAGCTTGAGGATGATGAGAAGCAGCGGTTTGCCAGCGAGAAGCGTCTCAAGGCCATACTCGGTAACTCTTCTCTGTGGTTCGTTGAGGATAAACGGGACGGTCTTGCCGTCCTGATTGACAATCTTGAGTTCATGTTCGCAAAAGAATCTGAAGTCCTCTGCCAGGGCCAGAACGTACTCCTCATCCACGTCATCCGGATCGACCGATAGAAGATGTTGCTTTCTGGCTTGCTCGACCAGCTGGTCTGAAAGTCCCTTGGTGGGATATCTCCAGGCACCCTTGGGTGTTGCCGGCTCGCCAGTATCAGGATGCCGGTCAAAGACGGCGTCTCCGTCAAGAACCATCCATTCCTCATCCTTCTTACCCATTGCCACCCCTACCCAACAACTATTCTTCTACGCGCCGCCAGGGCCCTGACCCTCTGCATCTTCTCGTCCTTGGTTCGGGTCGGAGCAGCGACCGCGATCTTCATGCATCGATCGAACCACTCCTCCTCTGTCTTACTGTCGCCAGCAACAACAGCATCCTCCAAACGCGACAAGGCCAGGTCAGCGAGTTCTTTAACAGCCTCGTTCTGAAAGCGCAATCGAGAGAAGGCTTCCTTGACGGCACCAAGAACTCCAAAGCCGTCGAGTTCGGCCTGTTTTTGATCACGTTTTTTCGCCACTTTTCGCCCC